ACTATCACAGCTAACAGCGTAATTGTGGCTCCGGCAGATCCGTATCTCACTCCAAACAATAATAGCTATAACGCTATTTCACCTTTAGCGAACCTAAAAATTATTATGACGGTGCCAATGCTCGATAATCAGGGCAACCTCAACGGTATCGAGACTACAGCGGTAGCGGTATTTAATAAGCTAGCCGCCTCAAATATCGTAATGAATATTGGCAGTATGACGGCTCCTACAGTACTTAGCGTACAAAGTGGGGACCTCCTTACTGCCGATTTTAATATCTCAATTCTTACGAGCTGGAGCTAACAAATGGCATATACAGAAGATGACCTAAAGTTTTTGCGAAAGATCGGGCAGATCGTAGATGAGCCTGAACCGGTCAAAGTAGCAAAAGTAAAACCAACACCAACTACAACCGAAAGCGAGGAATAGGCTAATGGCTATATTCTTATCAAATGGAGTGGTCGTAACCCTTAACTCGGTAGACCTTTCCGATCACGTAACCAGCGCAACGATTAACCGCGTATTCGAGGAACTCGAAGTTACAGCTATGGGAGATAATTCGAGACGTTATACCAAGGGGCTAGAAACTAGCACCGTTACGCTTGACTTTCTAAACGATACTGCAGCTAGCGAAGTCCTACAGACCTTGCAGGGTGCTTGGGGTACAACAGTGCCGCTAACACTTAAGCAGACAAGCGCAACTATTTCGGCTGCAAATCCGGAATATCAGACTACGATTTTGGTGAACAATACCACCGACATTAACGGAGCCGTCGGGGACATTAGTACCCAATCGATTACGTTTACGTGTAACTCACCTATCGTAGTAGACACTACGGTTTAACCAACTAACAAAGGGGCAACAAATGGCACGACTCAAAATAACAAGGGCTACCGGTGAAGTGACCGAGCATCAAATCACTCCACGGATTGAGTACGCCTTTGAGCTCTACGCAAAAAAAGGTTTTCATAAGGCTTTCAGAGAGGACGAGAAGCAAACGGACCTCTTCTACCTTGCTCACGAGTGCCTTAAAACGGCAGGCGTAGTAGTAAAACCTTTTGGAGCTGAGTTTTTGGATACGTTAGTAAAGGTCGAGGTCCTAGACGATGAACCTTTAGACTAGGGCGAGACTCCCTTACTTATCAGATAGCCCAGCTATCTATTAGGTTAGGGATCTCGCCTGAGTCGGTCCTTGATCTCGATGCAGAGATGTACAAGATGTTAATACAAGTGTTAAACGATCAAACTAAGGAGGCTGAGAATAATGCCGGTAGACGTAAAAGGCGTTAGAACTACTCTCAAAGCCATCCGTAAAGTAGATCCTGAGCTACTCAAAGAGATGAACGCTCAGATTAAAGCCGTAATGATTCCTATTAGGGATAAGGCTCGAGGCTATGCTCCATCACCTCAGCCCGATAACCTTTACGGCTGGAACGAAAACACGGTAGGTAAAACTATTACCGCTAAAAACTCAGCCTTTAGAACCTTTAACACCGAGGGCCGCTTACGCCTCTTTCCTCTCTATGACTATGAGACGGTTAAAAAAGGTATCTACTACGCTCAGCCTGCAGGCACACGTAATAGAAATGGGTGGCGAGCTCTGTACTACGTAGCTAATAAATCGGCTGCCGGTGCTATCTATGAAACTGCCGGCCGAGCTAATCCCGGCGGGTCCGCTAGCAGTAAATCTAATAACCCAGGAGCCGGCGCTCACTTTATTAGCCGTATGGGTCCTCTCTATGGCGATAAGCGCGAAGAGCGCGGCCGTATGATTTTTAGAGCCTGGGCTGAGGATCAGGGTAAAGCTCAAGCCGCCGTAATACGAGCTATTGAGAAAACAGTAAACGCCTTTAACCAAGGCCGTTACACAAAGGCCGCATAATGGCGCTAAATATACCTAGCTTAGTCGTAAGCGCCGTAACTACCTTTGACGGTAAAGCCCTGGGTAAAGGCCAAAAGCAAATAGCTAGTTTTGATAAAACCGTAAAAACTCTTGCTAAAACTTTTGGGGCTACTTTCGGAGCTGCAGCTTTAGTCAATTATGGCAAAAATGCCGTTAAAGCTTTTGCAGAAAATGAGAAATCAGCGGTCCGGCTTACTCGAGTAGTAAAAAACTTAGGGCTTGCTTTTGAGGTACCTCAGATTGAGCGTAACCTAGATGCTATATCGGCCAAGTATGGCCTCCAAGGCGAGGTACTACGCGAGGCTTTCCAAAAGTTAATCGCCGTTACCGGTTCAGCCGCTAAATCTACAGACTTATTAAACAATGCTTTAGATATATCTGCAGGCTCGGGAGAGGATTTACTTGCCGTAAGCCAGGATCTCGCATCCGCTTACGTAGGCAACACTAAAAGTCTAAGAAAATATAACCTAGGCCTCACTCAGTCCGAGCTTAAAACCTTAAAGTTTGAGGATGCACTAGCCCTTTTAACTAAAACTTTCGGGGGCTCAGCTACCGAGGAGCTAACTACTTACAGCGCCAAGATGCGCGTATTAGGTGAAGCTGCTGATAACGCTCAGGAGATTATAGGCCAAGGCCTCGTAGATGCTTTTGTTATTCTTGCCGGTGACGGTGGCATCGACGGCGCTACGCAGTCTATGGAAAGTTTCGGCGAAGTTAGCCGCGATGTTCTAGTAGGTACTGCTAGCTACGTAGATAAGCTTCTTGATAAACTAGATGGTCTCAGCGCCAAGGCCGGCGGTATTGACTTATTAGCACTTATACCTATTGTGGGTAGCTATATCGGTGAAGGTGGCGTATTTGATAAATTAGCCCAGGAAGGCCGTAGAGCTACTGGGCGGGACAGACAATTCGGCGGTCGATACGCAGATATTTACAACCAACAAAAAGAATTAGCCAATGCCAAGGAACGTGCTAAAGCTGAAGCTGCCGCCGCGAAGCGCGCTAAAGAGTTACTAGCTCTGCAGAAGAAACAGGAAAGAGCCGAGAAAAATAAACTTTCGTTATCTAAGGCAGCTGCCGCTTTTGACAGTACCCGGATTTCTATAGCTGCAGCCCTACAGGCTACCTATGACAAAGAGACTAAACTACGCCTTGAAGCTCTTATGCTCATCGAAGAAGATCGAGGGGATGAGGCTCTTAAGAAAATAAGAGAACTCTCAGCTTTTCAGAAGAGCGCCGATTTACAGCGCCTAGCCGGCGTAGAGACAATTAGTAACGCTACCCTTCACGCTCTAAATACACAGCTGCTTACGGAGCTACAGGTCATTAACCGTAGCAAGCTAGCCGAGGGCGATAAAGAGTTAGCGCGTGAGGAGGCGTTTAAGAAATATAACGCCGCTATTACTGCAGCCGGCACCTTGGCGGCCAAGGAGTCATATAACGAGCGCGTACAGATTCAGCTTACCGAGATAGCCAAGCTCGCCGCAATTAGTAATACCTACAACGCAGGGATTACCTCAGCTTTATTACTGGAGTCTGCCGAGCTATCTATGATTGATCGAGTAGCTAAGGCTCAAGCCGATGCCGATGCTAAGCGCCTTGCAGCTCTTAAAGAGTATATGACCCTCCTAAATGGGGTAAGCAGCGGACGAGACTACGGCGGCAATATCCTCGGTACTCCGGTCCCTAATTTTGTACCTCCTAGCTGGGCTAAAGAGGGCGGACCGGATATAACAATCGGTCCTAAAGCCCTAGCACCTTTGGCTACTCCTCCACCTACCACTAAGTACGATCCTCTATCGAGCTTCCAATATGCCGTACCTATGCCTAGGATGGAAGATCAATTTAGATACGATCCTCTATCAAGCTTTAACAATCGCGTAGACGTAACCATTAACGCAGGCGTAGGAGATCCCGAGGCTATTGCTCGGGCGGTCGAGGATGTACTTAATCAATCTACCTATCGAGGCACGTCTGTAAATCGTGGCTCCGGCGCTTATTATGTCTAGTTGGCTACCGGAGTGGAGGATTACGGTAGGCACTACGGTTTACGATAATGTGCTATCGGTAAATATGGCTACTGGCCGTGATGACATAGATTTACAGTGCAACGCCGGGTACGCTCGTATGGAGATTATTAACGTCGATAATACCCCTTTTGATATTGACGTTACCGATGTTTTAACCCTAGAGCTAAAGAATAGCGCCGGAGCCTATGTACCGGTTTTCGGAGGTGCTGTATCGGATTTTGGCATTTCGGTACGCTCTCCTGAGGAAATCGGGTTTATAACAATCGGTAATATATTGGCCGTAGGCTCTCTATCCAAGCTCACTAAGGCTCTTTTTCCGGATGCCTTAATTAAGGATTACGACGGAAATCAGATCTACGACGTACTTAACGAGCTGCTCATAAACTCGTGGTTCGAGGTGGCTCCGGCTTTACAGTGGTTTAACTATGACCCTACAACTACCTGGGCTAATGCTGAAAATGTAGGCCTAGGCGAAATTGATCAACCGGGCCTATACGAGATGATAGCTCGATCCCCGGAGCCGGCTAGCAGCTATAACCTCTGCGCTCAAATAGCCCAAAGCGCACAAGGGCAGATTTACGAGGATAAGGCCGGCCGAGTTTGCTACGCCGATACAGATCACCGTACACAGTATTTATCGACTAATGGCTATACCACTCTTTCGGCTAATTACGCTACGCCGGCCACGGTTAAAACAATCCTACAAATAGGCAAAATCCGTAATTCGCTTGTATTTAATTATGGCAATAACTACAACAGCCAAGCTACGGCCCTTGATGCTGAATCAATCGCTAACTATGGGCGCTATCAGATTAGCGTAACGACCAATCTACACAACCTAGCCGATGTAAATACGCTTATGACTCGAGAGTTAGGGCTTAGGGCTATCCCACGAGAGCAGTTACAAAATATTACTTTTAGACTTGATAACTCAGAGCTACCCGATGTTGAGCGAGATAAGCTTATAAACGCCTTTTTCGGCGAGCCTGTAGTTATTAATGACCTACCTATAAATATGTTTAATGGCTCGTTTAATGGCTTTGTCGAGGGGTACGCCATTAGAGCTACTCCAGGTTTTGTAGACCTAACCCTTACTCTAAGCCCTACAGATTTCTCACTGGTCGCGCCACAGTGGGAGACAGTTTCGCCGCCTTCCTTGGTTTGGACCGGCGTAAATGCTACCCTTATATGGCAAAATGCTTTCGGAGGTTTAACCTAATGGCAACAGTCACGCCGAACTTTAACTGGCCCGTACCTACTTCGACCGACCTTGTAAAAGATGGCGCTACAGCTATCGAGGCTCTTGGTGATTCTATTGATGCTTCACTTGTAGATCTCAAGGGCGGCACTACAGGGCAGGTACTAAGTAAAAACTCAAATACAGATATGGACTTTACCTGGGTTACGGATCCAGGCGGTGATATTACAGGTGTTACAGCTGGTACAGGTATCTCCGGCGGTGGCACAAGCGGCACCGTAACGGTAACTAACTCTATGGCTACTGCTATCGATGCTAAAGGTGATCTTGTTGCAGGTACGGCCGCTGATACT